CTCGCGCTGCCGGATGCGGACACGCTCGCGCTGTCGTAGGCGCGCACGCTCGCGCTGCCGGATGCGTCCACCTTCGCGCTGCCGTAGGCGTCCACCTTCGCGCTGCCGGATGCGTCCACCTTCGCGCTGCCGGATGCGGACACGCTCGCGCTGCCGGATGCGGACACGCTCGCGCTGCCGGATGCGGACACGCTCGCGCTGCCGTAGGCGTCCACCTTCGCGCTGCCGTATGCGGACACGCTCGCGCTGTCGTAGGCGTCCACGCTCGCGCTGCCGAATGCGGACACGCTCGCGCTGCCGGATGCGGACACGCTCGCGCTGCCGGATGCGCGCACGCTCGCGCTGCCGGATGCGCGCACGCTCGCGCTGCCGTAGGCGTACGCAACGCCGCTCTTCACCTCGTGGGTTCCGGATCGGAAGATCTGAAACTCCTCGAGCTCCTTCGTCGTGAGCTCACGGATCAGGCGCACGCGGCGGGCGACTACCTTGTTCTCGCTCGCCCACGACACTTCGCCGTCCGGGTCCGTTTGGAAGTCCTCGGCCTCGACCTCGAACACGCGCGACGTGCCGCCGTTCTCTGGCTTCCACCAGCTCGCAGGGTTGCTCGTGAGGTGCAGCCCGCTATTGCACATGCTCGTGTTCGAGGTCTCGTGCCAACCGCCCGGTGCGTCGCCGTCGGGGAGCGACCACTTCAGCATGCCGCCGTTCTGCGACTCGCCTTCGGCCGAAAGGACCTTGAACAGTCGACGTGTCTTTCCTTCGCGGTCGATGAGAACGGTCGGGGTCGGCTTCCTGGTCTTCTTCACGTGATTGCTCCTTTGCTCTTCTCGAAATCCGAAACCTGTTGCGCCAACGCGTTGAGGAACCGCGCACCGATCTCCGCGATGGCGCGTCGACGCGCAGACATCACCGGAAACTGAGGGAGCGCGAGGTAGCCGCTCACTCGTCCCCCAAGAGCCAGTCGACGGACATCACCCGACCGTCATCGGTCGCGATCTGGCCCGGCTGCTCGTACGTCTGGTAGGCGGCGAGGATCGCGTCGCGTTCCTTGCGCCGAAGGTCCGCGCGCTGCTTTCGAATCGATTCCTTGTCCCCGCGCGGCGTGGCCCGAAACGGACTGCGTCCTGTCATGGGTGTAAGAAGGGTCGAGGGGCGATCTTCACTAGCCCCCTTGTTGAAATCGCTCTTCGACCCTTCTTAGGCTGTGCCCCTACGCGCTCCGGTCGTGTTCCCTCTCTTCGCGATCACGCCCGGACCACAGTGCGCGTGCGGCAACGCCGCGTGCACGCGCGTCGGCAAGCATCCCGCCATTGCGTGGGGCGAGCTCGCGTTCGGCGACGAGGTCCCCCGCCCCGAGCCCGGCGCCGGCTACGGCATCAAGACGGGCGCGGCGCCGAAAGGCTCGGGCCTGTTCGTCGTCGACCTCGACGGCGAAGCGGCCATCGAGTGGTGGGCAGAGCAGCCGGAGACCGACGCGGAGACGTACACAGTAGAAACGGGGCGAGGGCTTCAGCTTTACTTCGACGCCCCGGGCTTCCCTGTGAAGAACAGCGCCGGCGAGCTGGCCCCCGGCGTCGACATCCGGGGCGATGGCGGTTTCGTCGTCGGCGCCGGCTCGCCCCACCGATCAGGCAAGACGTACACGCTCCTCGCCGATGTGACGCCGGCGGCCGCGCCGTCGTGGCTGCTCGAGTGGCTCCGCGCGCGCCCCGCGGCCGCGCCGCTGCAGGATTATCCGGGCGACGTCACCGGCGGCCCGGAGCGAGATCACCGGCGAAAGCTCTACGCCGAGTACCTGCAGACGACGCCGCCGTGCGTCCAAGGACAGGCGGGTGATCAACGGCTGTTCGAGGTGGTCCAACGGGGCGCGTACGACCTCGCCTTGCCGACGGCGGATGTCCTCGAGCTCTTGCACGAACACTTCGATCCACGCTGCGAGCCACCGTGGGGCGAGGAGCTCGCCGAACGCGTCCGCCACAAGGCGCACTCGGCGAAGACGGCCTCAACGCGACCGCGGGCCGAGCCGCTGCCCGCCGATGTCACCGAGATGCTCGAGTTAGGCTCCTCCCTCGTGCCGCCGGACACTCCGCGGCCGCGCACGGCCCGAGGCCCTGTAGGCATCGTGTGGGGTTCGTGGGAGGCCCCCGTAGACCCGCCGCAATACCTCGTGCACGGGCTCGTGCCGATCGAGACCGTCGGCATGTTCGTGGCGATGGGCTCGTCGCTCAAAACGTGGACGGCGCTGGATATCGGGCTCGCCGTTGCGCATGGTCGGCCGTGGCTCGGACGGTTCGCCACGCGCTCGGGCAGGGTCTTGGTGATCGACTACGAATCGGGGCTCTACGAGCTCCGCAGACGCGTCCACCTGCTCAAGGGCGCCGGCGTCGGGCCGGACTTCGGCGCATGGGCCTACCCGCAAGAGCGCATCGACGATGTCGACTTCTGGAAGAAGCTCGCCGGGGAGACTGATTGGGGCTCGGGCGGGCTCGTGATCGTCGACTCCCTGGCGGCCGGCGCGCCGAACGTGGACGAGAACGATGCGCGCGTCGCCATGCCGCTGAAGCTGGCGGCGCGGTTCACCGAGGGCACGGGCGCGAGCGTGCTGTTTATCCACCACTCGCGCAAGGACGACGGCGACGACCGGAAGATGGTTCGCGGCTCGACTGCCATCTACGCCGATTGCGATTGGGCGTACAAATTCGAGAACATTGAAGAAACACGCAAGTACAGACGCATGCACATGGTGAATATCAAGCCGAGCATGGGCCCAAAACCCGAGCCGGTTCATCTCGAATTGACGGACGAGAACGGGCTGATCTGGTTCGACGAAAGCGACGCAGCGAAGGCAAAGGGCAAGGACGCAACGCCCGAGGAAGTGCAGCGGGCCATCCTGCTAGCCCTCGAGTCGGCCGGTGCCGTGGGCATCCCAACGAAGGCCGCCATCGCGAAAGCGTGCGGGCTGAGGGGCGAGAAGACAAATCCACAGGTGGATGTCCTGATGGTTCGGAAGGAGATCGCCAACGTCGAAGGCAAGGGCTACCTCGCCGACTCGCCCGCGGCTCGCGTTCGGCGTGTCGTCGAGACGATCGACGACTGCGACGTGTTCAGGTCCGAGGCCGAGCTCGGCCGGGCCGCCGGCGTGACCACATCGGACGTGAAAAGGCTCGTGCTCGGGGGCGTGATCTCGCGCTCGGCCGAAGGGCGGTTCCTAGTCCTAAAGAGGGCGTAATTATCCCAATGCGGACAATTATCAATTCGTGGAATTCGGGCATGAAACACGAGGTTTTTGGGGTGTTGTGGAATTCCCGTCCACACCCAAAATTCCCGACCCCGGGAACGCGTTCCCGTGTCGGGAATTTTGGGAACGCGACAACGAATTCAATAGCAAAATCCGATTTATGTAGCGTTCCCGTCATGGGAATTTTGGGAATTTCACCCCACAAATTCCCGCGTTCCCACACCCTTAGGGGTGGGAACGGGAATGGGGAACGATGCTTCTTGCCATAGACCCGGGTGCCGATATGGGATGGGCGCGCTTCGACCATGGCCGTCTGGTCGGGTGCGGCGTCGGCGGTGACCTCGACGGTCTCGACCGGTGCCTGTGGCGTCCGACACGCGTTGTCCTCGAGCGGCCGATGATCTACCCGCACGGTCGCCAGAAGGCGCGCCCACGCGACGTGATCACGTTGGCCCTTCGCGCGGGCGAGCGGGCGGGGCTTTACGGGCTGCGATACAACGTCGAGCCCGAGTATTTCGAGCCCGACGAGTGGAAAGGCGGCAGCATTTCCAAGGAAGCGCATCACCCGCGCGTGTGGAAGCGTCTTGCCGACGAGGAAAAGCGCGTCGCGTCGCTCGCCGGGCAGCTTGTACCCGAGAAAAAGCATCACAATATGCTCGACGCGATCGGGATTGGACTTTTCGCACTAGGTATAAATCGGTAATCACTAAGCAATTACGATTTCCGCATTTTCCCACTAGTAGGAATCGGGGTTCGACCCTTCTTATACCTAGGGACGAAAGACGAAGTGTCCGCCTCCGCCGACCAGGGGGCTTTGCGCGCTTCGGGGCCTTTCCCGGCCGACGTCAGGGACAAGTAGGACGTCGCCCCGACAACCGTGAGGGCAACACAGCGGTGACCGCCGGAGAGACGGCAATCTACCTCATGCGCAGTACTCTGCTCCTCGTCGCCGCGCTCGCGGCATGCACGCCCGCCGCGTCGGCGCCCGCCCGTCCGACCTTCGACATCGAAGGCAGGTCGGTCGCGCTCCTCGAGCGTGACGAGGACGACGGCACGCCCGAGGCGTTTTGCTCAGGCACGTGGGTGAGCGACGAGCACGTGCTCACCGCCGCGCATTGCGTCGCCGACCTACCTCTCGGAGGCCGCCTTGAATTCGCCACCCGAGCCGACGTGCTCGACGATCACGGCCGCGTGCGCGAGCCGTTCCTCGGACGTGAAGCCCTCGTCGTTGCCCGTGATCGCGACCATGATCTCGCTCTGCTTCGGGCTCTTCCTGGTGCAAGGCATTATGTCGCAAGGCTTTCTGCTGCTCCGGTTCGTGTTGGCGAGCATGTTCAGGCGATGGGCCACCCGCTGGGGCTGTGGTTCTCGTTCTCGTCCGGCAACGTCGCGAGCCTGAGGTCGATCGATGCGGGGGATGGCCATGCGTCGCTGTGGCTGCAGGCGACCGCGCCGATCTCCCCGGGCAACTCCGGCGGGGGCCTGTTCAACGACGAGGGCGAGCTCGTGGGCGTTTGCTCGCGCATGCTGCCCCGCGGGCAGGCTTTGAACTTCTGGATCCCTGGCGAGTACATCGCCCCGTTCCTCCGCAAGGCGGGCCTGTGAGCGTCGCTATGACCGCGTGGCGCGAGGGGCAGACGGCCCGCGCTCTCGTCGTGACTCAAAGCGCGCGGGCCATCAAAGCCGCGCAGGCGTACCAAGGTTGCGTCGACGCGTGCCTTCGGCACTCCGAGGCGCTCTCCACGTTGGCCCTGTGCGACGACGAGATCGTGGCGCGCGCCGCCGCTCTGTCCACGCACGTGATCGTGGGACGTGCATGACGAGCGCGTCAAACGTGCACTGTGCACGCATTGTATTCAATAATGTAGGTGCGCGGAACCACACCGGAATACAGTGTTGGGGAGCTAGGCACCGCGGGGTCTTTGATTTATTCGCGGAATAATATCGGAAATCCCATCCGGATTTGACGCAGCCCGTCATGCAGAACGCACCCAAGCGCCGCGGCCGGCCGCCGGGGTCGAAGAACCGGCCGAAGTCCGACGCGGCGGCATTGCCGCAACGCCCGAATGAAGGGACCCTCGTGTCGGCCGGTTCTCCGGCCCCGTCGCGCGACGGTGGGGAGCTCATTGCCACCTACCGCGACACCGCAGCTCAGCTGCAGGCGGCGCTTGCGAGCGAGACAGATCCCAAGGTCGTGGCCTCGCTCTCGTCGACGCTGAACCGCACCCTCTGGCACATTGGCAAGCTCACGGGAGAGGGCGACATCACGGAATCGCAGATCGTCCGGTCGAAGGCCTGGCGCGCGTTCCTCGCGAAGCTCGATCCGCTCCTCGAGAGGTACCCCGATTTCGCCGCAGACCTTCATGGCTTTCTCGAGTCCTTCGGTTGACCGACCGAACAGAGGGCCTGGAAAACGCGCCCTCGGGTTCGCCAGCGAGCTCCGCGACCGCGCCGAGCGCGCGTCCCGTGCCCACGTCGCCGGCGCTTTTGCTGATTATCGAGACGACCCTGTCGGCTTCTGTCGGGATGCTCTCGGCTTCGTCCCGTGGGCCGGGCAAGCTAAAGTCCTCGAGGCGCTCGTCGGGACCAAGGATGTCACTGTGCCCGCCGGCCGCGCTGTCGGAAAGTCCCGCCTCGACGCCGCCGCAGCCCTTTGGTTTGCCGCTACCCGCGGAAGCAACGCGCGGGTGATTTGCACCGGCCCGACGAATCAGGTCGTGCAGAACGTCTTTTGGGAAGAGGTCAGACGCCTGTTCGCCTCGGCGAAGATCCCGGGTGACTGCGCGGTCCGGTGCTCGACGGGATGCCGTCTTGCCGACGGTGCGCAGATCTTGGGCATCGTCGCCGAGAAGCCCGAAGGCTTCCAGGGCATCCGCGCTCCGGAAATGCTAGTCATCGTCGACGAGGCCTCGGGCGTCTCTGACAGCATGTTCCAGGTCATTGAAGGGAATATGGCCGGCGGGTCGAAGTTCCTCTTGACCGGTAACCCGACGCGAACCGACGGCTACTTCCGGGAGAGTTTCAAGCCCGAGCATTCCGATCGATTCGAAGTGATCAAGCTGCCGTCTACCGAGTCCCCGAACGTTATCGAGGGGCGAGAGGTCGTGAAAGGCCTCGCGACGACCGCGTGGCTCGAAGCGCGAAAGCGCGAGTGGGGCGAGGACTCCCCGCTCTACAAGATCCACGTCCTCGGCGAAGTTGCCGAGGGGCAAGAGGGGCGGCTCTTCTCCGCCGAGATGATCGCCGGCGCCGAGGCGCGGTGGTCGAGCACGCCGGCGACGGGTCGCCTCGTGATCGGACTAGACCCCGCGGGTTCGACCGGCGAGGGCGACGAGAGTGCCTTCGCGGTCCGCCGCGGACAGAAGATCGTCAAACTGCACGCCCGCCGGGGACTCACCGAACAAGGGCACCTGACCGAGCTCCTCGGGCTCATCTCAATCTACCGTGGAGACTCGGCCGATGTGCCGCTTGTCATCGTCGACCGCGACGGCTACGTGGGCGCCCGCGTTTACGCGGAGATCTCCGCGTACCAGATGCAGCACGAAGAGGCGTTTCAGATCATCGGCGTGCGCGGCGGAGAGCGGGCGCGCCGGAAGCCGCTCACGTTCGATCGCGTTCGAGACGAGGTGTGGTTCGGTCTCGTGGACGTGCTCCGCGAAGGACTTGCGATCCCCGAGGATGTGAAGCTCGCGCGCGAGCTAGCCGAGGTGAAAGCCGAGACGAACAGTGCGCAACGGAGCAAGGTCACGGCGAAGGACGAGCTCCGCGCTGCCCTCGGGCGCTCGCCGGATCGCGCCGACGCGCTGTGCCTCGCGTGCCTCGAGATCGCGCCCTACCGCATCGCCGAGGCCGAGACGCGCCCCGTGCATCACGATCCCTACCGCGAGCCTCAGGCCCGGGGGATCGACCCCTACGCCGCGCTCGACGCGTGGCACCAGAGTTAGCGCGCGCTCGCGTCGCGCGCTTGGGCCCCCGCTGGCCCCCCGCCGAGCCCTCGGGCGAGGCCAAACCTCGGCCGAGGATGCGGAGCTCGCCCCATGACGGACCACGAAGCCATCGCGCTGCACAGCACGTTGCTGCGGGTCCTCGCCCGCCTTGACGACGTCCACCAGGAGTTACGACGCATGAGCCCCAAGCTGCAAGCCCTCGCCGATCAAGTCGCCGCGAGCACCACCGTCGAGCAGTCCGCCGTCGCCCTGATCCAGGGCATGGCCGCGCAGGTCTCTGCGCTCGCCGCGCAGATCGCCGCGAACGCAGGCGACGCCGCCGCGATGGCCGCCATCGCCACCGACGCGAATGGACTCGCCGCGAGCCTGAAGGCCTCGAGCGACGCACTCGCCGCGGCGGTCACGGCGAACACGCCGGCTGCTCCGGCCCCCGCGCCCGCGCCCGCCGCGTCGTGAGGCTCCTTCGCTGGATCGCGCTCGCGGTCCTCGCGATGTGCGCCACGTGTCTTGCGTGCGCGCTTCCGCCGCCCGAGAACGGGTACACGCGCTTCGTCGACGTTCCGCCGGCGACGTGCCACTCGACGTTCCGGCAGCTCTTCGCCGCCCCGGACTTCACGGACCCCGCCGAGCAGGCGGCCCTTACGCAAGCGGTCGACGACTGGCGCGCGTTCTCCGGTGGCCAGATCGACATGGCGGTGGTGTTTAGCGGCCCCGGGCGCGCGACGATTCACCGGCTGAAGGGCGACGATCCGATCGTTACCGCCCAAGAGGCCAAGCACAAGGAAGCGTCGCCGGACGCCGGCCCGTTCTACCTCGACGGGTGGGAGAGTGACGGCGACGTGTACCTCGTCGCCGAGCGCGTGGTGCTCGCGCAGCTGCACACGCTCGCGGCCCACGAGCTCGGGCACGCCGCCGGGATGCGCTGGCCGCTCTGTTTCAACAACGTGGATCAGGCGTGCGTTCACTCGCCCGATCCGACTGCGGTGATGGCGGCCACGTTCTCCGGCGCGCCGGCGTTCAACCCGAGCGACCTCGCGCTGTGCCGCGCTAGCTGCTTGTGCCCCTGACGTGACCTGATGGGCTGGAAAGACACGATCGCAGCGCTGCTCGGGATCAGCGCCTATCAGAGCCCGAAGGGGTTTGGGCCCGAGCTCGGCTCGGAGGCGGTCGAAGAGGTTCGAAGGAACCTCAACGGGCAGATTCAGCCGCTCCCGACGACCAAGCTTAGGTGGTACCTCGCCGAGCTGCAGTCGGCCCAGGCGGCGGCCGACGGCGGTGACCTTCAGCCCGCCGCGCAGCTGTACCGCGCCATGCGGCGCGACGGCGTGCTCGCTGGCCTCCTCGGCACGCGTTCGGCGGGCCTCGTTCGGCTCCCGAAACGCTTCTACGGCGACAAGCAGATCGTCGACGCTCTTCGCGATAACAACGGCTCTCGCTCGGTGTTTGACGAGATGTTTCCGCCCGCGGAGCTCGCTCAGCTCGCGGCCGACGGCTTCACGCTCGGTGTAGGCGTCGCGGAGATGGTCCCCGTCGAGGGGCGCGCGTACCCGGTCATGGTCCGGCTCGACCCTGAATTCCTGCAGTACCGATGGGCGGAGAACCGATGGTACTTCCTCTCGATCGCCGGCGCGCTTCCGATCACGCCGGGCGACGGCCGGTGGATCCTCCACATGCCGGGCGCGCGCATGTCCCCCTGGCACTTTGGGCTGTGGCCCGCGCTCGGGCGCTCGTTCATCAACAAGGAGCACGCGATGCTCCACCGCTCGAACTACAGCGCGAAGCTCGCGAATCCGGCGCGCGCCGCGGTGGCTCCGAGTGGCGCGACTGAGACGCAGCGTCAAGGTTTCCTGCAGCGCCTCATCGCGTGGGGCGTGAACACGGTGTTCGAGCTTCCGCCCGGGTGGGACGTGAAGATCATCGAATCGAACGGTCGTGGCATCGAGGTCTTCCAGAAGGAGATCGACACGTCCGACAACGAGTACATGGTCGCGATCTCCGGCCAGCTCGTGACGACGACGGGCGGCACCGGCTTCGCGAATGCGGACATTCACCAGAGCATCCGCCAGGACCTGATCAAGGGCGACGGGGAGTCACTCTCGTACACCATCAACACTCAAGGGTTGCCGCAGTACATCGCGGCGAACTTCGGTGGCCCCGACGCGATCTCCGAACGGTGGGTAAACGTCGAGTGGGACACCTCGACCCCGAAGCAGCTGAAGGACGAGGCTCAGACGCTTCTCACGCTCGCGCAGGGCGTTGCCCAGATGGCGGTTTCCCTGCAGGGTACCGATCGTCGCCTGAACCTCGACGAGCTCGCGACGCGGTACGGACTACCGATTTCGTCGAACGTTGAGCGTGACGAGGGCACGACGGACGAGCCACAGGCTGAGATCAAGCCTGTGGCGGCTGCGCCGACGCCCAAGCCGCCGGCCGAGGAGGCTGCAGCCGCATGAAGATCGCGCCGTTCAAGAAGACGGGACCTCTTGCATTCGCCCCCCAGGCCTGGGGAGGAGATTTCGAGGTACGCGACGGACTTGCCCCGTCGCCATTCGAGCGCTCGGGAAGCCTCGCCATTGTCGAGATCTGCGGCCCGCTCACCCAGCACGCCGAAGGATTCTGGGATTCGTACGACTCGATCCGCTGTCGAGTTGATGCAGCCTTCGACGATGTCGAGACGTCGGCTGTCGTTCTGAAGATCGATTCGCCCGGCGGCGATGTCGCCGGCTGTTTCGAGCTCGCGCGCGACCTTGCGGCAGCTAAGGCCAAGCACGGAAAGCGCCTCGTCGCCTACGCCGACGGCATGGCGGCGAGTGCTGCCTACGCCCTTGCGAGCGCTGCCGACGAGATCGTCGTCTCTGCCACGAGTTTCGTCGGATCGATCGGCGTGATCGAGACGATGTGTGATCAGACCGCGGCCGACGCCGCGATGGGCCTGCGCTTCGCGCTCGTGACGAGCGGCACGCGCAAGGCTGACGGCAATCCGCATGTGCCGATCTCGAAAGAGGCGGTGACCAACATGCAACGGCAGGTCGACGGGCTCGCCGATTTGTTTTTCGGGCTCGTCGGCGACATGCGCGGCGCCCGCGGACTCACCGCCGAGAGGGCGAAGGCCTTGCAGGCGGGAATGTACTTCGGGGCGAACGCGGTGAGCGTTGGTCTCGCAGATCGAGTTTCCACTCTTACCGAATTGCTTGCAACCGCCGCAGAAGTCGCGGCACCGACCGAAGGATCATCCGCGATGCCGAAGGCGTCTTTTTACGAGGAGGCTCTCTCTAGCCTGAAGCAGGCTGCAGACGAGGGCAACGAGATGGCGAAGAAGATGCTCGCCCTCGACGAGAAGCAGACTGAGAAGGACGAGGCCAAGAAGGCCGAGAGCGAAGAGCCCAAGAAGGACGGCGACAAGCCCGAAGGCAAGAAGGCCGAGGGCGAAGAGCCGAAGAAGGAAGCGAAGGCCGAGGCCGACGACGAGAAGAAAGCCAAGGCAGAGGCGGACGACGAGAAGAAGGCGCAGGCCTCTGTGGTTTTCGACCTCACCCGGGAGGTCCACGCGCTGAAGGCAGAGCGTGAGGCCGAGAAGCGCGCGAAGGCCCTCGCCGAGCTCTTCGCCACCCGTCCGGACTTCGACGCGAAGATGCAGGCGACGCTGTCCTCGATGTCGCTCGAAAAGATTCGCGAAGCGTGCACGACGTGGCCGCGGGTCGCGGGCACTTCGAACCCGCGCGCGGCCGCGGCGACGGCGACGGGCACCCGGGGCGCGACCGCGGGCACGGGCCGCTCGGAGGAGCCCCCGACCGAGGCCGACTTCATCGATCGCGCGATGGGCCTCAAGCCTCAGGCGGGCGCGGTCACGCATGATCGCAACCATCTCGTCCTCGGTCACATGACGCGCGAGCAGGCAATCGCCCACGTCGCCAAGCTCGATGCCGAGAAGGCCGCCGGCCGGTGAGCGCGACCCTTCCCGCCGAGAGCGCGAACATTTGCGGGGTGCAGAACGCGCCCGCGTTCGTCTCGAACGACTGCGCACCCGCGGTCCTACAGCACGATTGTATCTACGACGTCCCGTCGACGGGCGCGGCGTCAACCGTCACGCTCCCCGCCGGCGCCGACGACGGCACCCGTGTGTTCTTCGCCGCAGACGGCACCAAGAACGCGCACACCGTGCAGTACCGAGACGCGACCGGCCCCACCGACCTGACCGCTGCCCTCACCGCCTCGAAACGGCACCTCGCGTGCTGCGTCAAGGAAAACGGCAAGTGGTTCGTTCACTCGTCCGTTTCGCCCTGATCGGGCGCTGAGAGGATTTCATGGCTGCACTTCAAGACAAGCGCATGACCCGCGAGACGCGGTTCAAGCACAAGGCCTTCCCGCTCGCCGCGAGCACCAAGGTCTACCAGGGCGGGATCGCCTGCCTCGACACGTCGACCGGCGACGTCACCAAGGGCGCGGCGTCGACCACGCTGAAGAAGATCGGTGAATTCGACGAGACTGTCGACAACTCGAGCGGGTCCGCCGGTGCCCTGTACGCGATGGTCAATCTCGATCGAGAGGTCGTGGCCCGTTGGTACGACAACGACACGGGAACCGCTGTCGTTGCCGCGAACGTCGGCAGTGACTGCTACATCCTCGACGATCACACGGTCACCGGCGCGAGCTCGGGCAACTCCGTTGCCGGCCGCGTGTGGGCCGTCGACTCCTTCTTCGGCGTCCTCGTCGAGGCGTACACGCTCTGATCGGCGTGACTGACAGACATCAAAGGAAACAGATAGGTCATGCCTGAAATCACTCCGCAATTCGTGATGCAGTATGAGCGCCGCATGCGCGCCATCACTGAATCCGAGTACTCGCGTCGCCTCGCGGCCGGGAACACGTGGTGGAACAAGATCCTCCGCACCATCGACATCGAGGGGAAGAGCGAGCGCGTCTCGTGGCTTCTCTCGACCGCGCTGATCGAACCCGTGGGCCCGAGCGGTGCCGGTGAGATTACGTTCGAGGATCTCGTCACCCAGACGGTGGAGTACCCCGTGCTCCGTCACGGTAAGGGGATCAAGGTCCAGCGCGACCAAATCGAGGACCTCAACGGAACGGGCCTCAACATCCTCGCTGACTGGTCTTCGCAGATCGGCAACGAGATGGCGTACTACCCGCAGCGCCTCGCTGCGCAGCTCATCCTCAACGGAGCTGCATCGGACGGCACTGCGAAGTGCTACGACGGAAAGTCGTTCTTCGCGGTCGACCACCCGAACAACCCTTACAACCCGAGCGCGGGCACGTACTGCAACTGGTTCCACGGATCGGCGTCCGGCGCGAACCCCGGCCACTTCGCGATCGACGACAGCGTCACGGTGGACGTCGCGCTGACGAACCTCGGCAAAGCCCTCGCGGCGATTGCTGGGTTCAAGATGCCGAACGGCGTCGACCCTCGCTTCCTCACTCCGAAGTTCATCATGGCGCCGCCGCGCATGGCGCCGCGCCTTCGCGAGCTCCTCGGTGCGAAGTTCCTCGCGCAGGCCGCGGCGAGCGGTGGAGGCTCGGCAGACGTTGCCGCGTTGATCAGCGGGTGGGGTCTCGGCGAGCCTATCATCGCGCAGGAATTCGCGGCGACCACGACCTACAACTTCCAGGTGGCGACCGCGGACCCGACTACGGGCGCGCTCGGCAC